CACGATTGATCTTCCCAAATACTGAAAGTCAGCCACTAAAAGCGAAATACTCTTATTAAACTGAGTACCCATCTGATTAGAGAATTTCGCCATTGATTGAATTGCATTGTTCACCTCAGAAATAATCGCAGTGATAGCCTTACGAACAAGCATGAACGTAAATGTTTTCTTTGTTCTCTTCCAGAATGCAGACATTTTCTTCATGCTATTTTTGAAATGATTTACAAATCCTGTGATGGATTTTTTGACGTTTTCAAACTTCTCAACATATTCACCAAGAGCCATTTGCAATGGTTTCACCATGAGTTTTAACGCAGATATACCCTTGTTCGCCAATCCGTCAAAAAATTTTGAAAGACGTTCAATCTCATGCGCCAATAGTTCTAATGTGGCAATTGCGCCCCAAAATCCCTCTTTAATAGTGCTTGCTGCGTTACGTGCATAGTCACCTAACTTACTGAACAAACCCTGAACACGGCTTAAAGGCTTTTCTACTTCTGTTCCCAAATCAGGGATTTTAACGTCAAGATTTTCCGCAAGTTCCTGAGTCTTTTCAGCAGCTCCACTTGCAGCTGTGTCAATATTCTCTATTGCCTTTGCGACTTCCTGAGTAGGCTGTGCTTTTTCTGCTACTTTCCTTGTCGCATCAGCAAGTGAGTTAATACCAGGAAAAGACATACTGTTAAGCTGACTAAATATGCTCACCATACCACCAAGCCCACTTGTAGCCCCGTACTTTTCCTGTTCGCTTACAAGTTTGTCAAGCTCAGTGGCGCACTTGTCAAGGTAATTTCCCATGTTAAGCGCAGATGGCTCACCTTCCTTAACAGCCTCATTAAAGCCCATCTGTGTATCTTTTGCATTCTCAAGATACTGCTTTAATACAAGAAGTGCATTTGAGTAATCTCTTACTTCACCAGATGCGCCCATGCCCTTAATATCGAATGCGCTTTCTTCCGGGAATGCCTCATGTAAGCGCATAAAGAACTGATCTAATCCCTCTGCCTGTTCCGAGAGTTTATCTGTAAAGGAACTGCCGAGAACCTTTTTGAGTTCCTTGTAATTTGCAACCTCATTTTTCATTCCGGCAAGGCTTACTTTGTTACCCGCCTGTCTTTCAGCCTGAATAAAGTCATAAACGCCCTTGGTAGTATCATCAAGCTCTTTCCGATAGCTATAGTTTGCCTGTGTTACTTTATTAAGGGTATTTATCGCCTCAATATAAGCATCAGTGGCAACCATAGAATCATCTTTATGGACTAACTTAGTAGCCTCATAAACGCCATGTAAAGCATCGGAAATCTCGTTAATGCCCTTCTTTGACCTTACACCGAAATCTTTAGCGATAGTATTAGCCATACCTTTTATCGCCTTGTTCGTTGTATTAAAGGCATTTCCTGTGCTTGTTAGCTTGTCTATTGCTTTGGTTACTGAATTGAAATTGTTGGGATTAAGTTTGTCCAGCGCATCAGCCAGACCCCTTATTGATTGAGCGAGTTTGTCTACCTGGTCACTTGCCTGAGAACTATCGCTTTCTATCTTTATTTGAAGTTCATCTAAATCTGGCATAATAAACACCTCGCATTATGAGAAAAGGGCAAGTATCATGCCTTGCCCTTTTGTAGATTGAAGTTTGCAGCCATTATCTCTAAATTCTTGAATAACAGTTCTGTCTTTTGTTTCTTTTCATGTTCGGTCATTCCTGAATCATCAGTTACTACCTGACTTAAAACAGGCTCTTTGACAACTTCAAAGTATGATTTTGCCTTTTGCCCCCTCTTCTTTAAAGCGTTTCCAATTGCCACGGAAACAGCCTCAAATACATAACCGCCAAGCAACCATGATTCTTCGTCCTTGACCTTGCGGGATAGTCTATACCCCTCTGCTATTACTCGTATCTTCCTTGGGTTTAAACTCCAAAACTCTTGATACGTTACCCCCATCGCCATCATATGCGGAACAAGCTCTGTTTCCCATTGTCGGCGCAGATTGGGATATTTTTTTACTTCTCTTTCTTCTCTGGTTCCTGAGAAGTCTGTTCCTCTTTCTTGTTGAGAGCCTGAAAAAAATCTGACTCGTTCATTTCAGCCCCCATCACCTCATATAAATCATTGAGGTTGCCACCAGCAATGACATGAGCCTGAATCTCTGCTCCGGCTACGTCCTTATCACCGCCCGCACACTCAGCGAAATATGCCCTAACCATGCTCATGGGTTTTTCTTTCATCTGAGTAAGTGACACCCCATTATCTTCCAAGTTACAAACCAAATTAAAATCAAATGGCTTTGCGTTGTATCTCTTTCCGTTGATTGTAAATGTTCTCATATATTTTTCCTTTCCCTGTCCTTAGACAAATTCTGTATAAGGGAAAGGGGCAGCCCGAGAGCCGCCCCAAACTCTTATCAATGGTTACGCTGATGCAGCCTCAGTAGGTCTGATAGCAGTGTTCATTCCAAGATACTCATCGATTGTCATGCCGATCTCAATGGTCTGTAGCTCGTTCTGAGCCATTTCAGACATAGGGAGCTGCTGAGGCGGCTGTGCAGCGATGTAGAATGATCTTGTGAGATATGGACTCCATACCACAAGGAACAATCTCTCGTCTGATGCCTTTGCGTTGTAGGCAGCAATAAGAGCTTCCCACTCTGCAATTGTTTCATCAGTAGGATTGATTGTGATAGGGAATGACCC